TACCTTTAGGTATATTATAGGGCTCTCCATAATCCAAATCAGTAGATTGACTGGGATCAAACCCAAAATTCTCAGCAAACTCTTCATTGGTGGCTTCAATTAGATCGTTTTCTTCTTCTTCATCTTCTTCTGTCGGTGGACTAGGATACAAATACTGTCTAAAATCACCAATAGGAGCAGCGCCTGTTTCGGCGTACCTTTCAAAAACATTTGGAACCTGCGCGGCAGTAGTTCCTTGTTGTTCTAGTTGCTGGCCTACGCCAACCTGTGCAATATCTGCTGGTGTTGAAACAACACCGGGAATAGGTTGCATAGTAGAGGGAAGAATATCGTATCCGGGGGCTTGCTGTTGCCGTGCTGCCTGACGACGACGACGAGGAGGCAGAAGAGGATCAAGCCCCAAATATCTTGTTCCTAAAGAAATTTGCCCTGCTGTTGCTGTTTCATCATCTAAAAACGACATTATTTATTCCTCTGCATTTCCTCGTAGTTATTCCGCAGCTTCATCAAGGTTTCCAGTAAAGCCAGCTTCCCCTGCAACCGGCGCATTTCCAATTCCGATGTTTCCGCCACCAACGCCCGAGACATCTTCTGGGTTTGCTCCAACAGGTACTCCTCCAGCGCCATCCATGCTGTTGGGTTGTTGACCAGCGGCCCCAGCCGGTGGAATGCCGTCTTCTCTAGGCTGTTGTTGCTCATTCAAACCTCTTAATACATCTGCAAAAATAGCTGCTTCATTTACGTCATTAACCAACTCATTCGGATCAATGTCCTGTGAAATTGCAAGTTCACGAATAAGATTTGGAATCTTAACAAACGGCGCAAGCATTGGGTTGGCAACCGTCTGGAGTAGAGTAACAAGACGCTGTGTGCGAACTTCTTTCTGCATAACAGCGGAAGTTCCGCGCGGTTTAATTTCAAGATCGCCTTCAATTTCGGGCTGTTCTTCATTGAACTGCATGTTCCATTGGAAGTATGCTTCACCCATTGGCTTCAGAAGGTAATCGTCAATATTCTTAATAACAGACTTGATAGAGAGTGTCGAAGAACTCATCAACATCGAAAGGCCGGAAGCAGTACGGCCTGTGCCTGATACGCCTGTTTGCCCATGCATGATGCTAGGAATGCCTGTTTCTTCATCAGCAAGCTGGCGGGCTTTGTCATACATCTGGGCATTGGCAGGTGCGGTGTTAGGAAAGTTGATTGCATTGATTGCAGTGCCTGTAACACCAGACTGACGGCGGAACACTTTGCCGGGATAAATATCGTAGTTCTGGCCGGGAACAAGCATAGCCTCATCAATGTCAAACACCACATTGCCAGCAAGGGCAAGGTTGTCAATAGCCATACGAATGTGGCCGTTCATTAGAAGCTGGGCATCTTCCATATTTTCTGCAATGCCAACACCAAACATTTGATAGGGATTGACTTCATATGGAAAAACCTGATATGGAATACGTTCAGGAGTAAATGGGTTGATTACAAAACGAAGTACCTTGTTGCCTGAAATCCAAGCATTTACTTGGAACGAGGAAAGTTCCTCCATACCTTCAAACATTTCAAGACCAGCTTCTTTAGCAAGCGCAGCATCCAGCGTACCCCAATATTCAAGAACTTCATAACGAGACTCAGAATAAATAGGATCATTTTGATCTGACTGAAGTTGATTTTCAAAATACTTTTCCTCATAGTTAGGGCCATCTCCAAGGAGTTCTTCAATAACTTCATGATTAAAATAAGGTTCATCTTTAAGTTTACGAAGCTGTTGCCTGTTTAGTTTGTGACGTTCAATGGCATACTCAGCTTCATCAACTGTTGTGGCGTTAGGATCAGGGTAAAAATTCCAACAAGAAATGTGTGAAATAGAAGGCTTGCTTTTGTAGATAGGCTTGTAGGTTCGTCCGCCTTCACCATAACTCCAGCGGGGAATAGTTTTTTCGTATGTAAATGGTCCCTTGACAATACCTGTGCCCAGCAAACAACACTCAAAAATAGATTTGCGTAGCTTCTTTACAGCATCCGTATCAAGTAGCTGATCATGGATTGTCTTTTCCATGTTGGCTGCTGCAAGATCAGCGGGCTTAATCTGTGGCTGGCCCATTTTGCCGGGGCCGGGAACAAGATTGTCGCTGTCGTATTCAGGGCCAAGATTACGAGTTACAGGATTACTTCCTGCCATAAGAGCAGTTGCTGATGTTGCACCGGGAAGAAGTTCCATGCCATCTTCAGGAAAACCAAAAGGGCTTTCAATCTGTTGCTCTTGTGGCAACTTTAGATGTGCAAATTCAGGAATGCCTTCAGGATTTGGTGTTGACTCAACAACAATAGGAAACTTTTTATTAGCAAAAAGAATATCGCTAATTTGTCCTACGGCTGCAAGAACCTTTACCTTGGTAATCTTAATAAACACACGAGAGCGTTCGCTCTCGCGTAGGCTATCATTATTCTGATTGTTTGACAGTCCTCGATAGTTTTTATAGGCTTTTAGCCACCGTTGTTCATCAGAATAGCGACCGTCTTCTGCATCTTTAAATTTTGCACGAACATGACCAACAAGCCCGCTCAACATAGTTGAACTTGCTTCTTCGGACACACGGACATCAATAGCAAGGTCTGTATTCTTGCCGTTGACGTCCTTTTCATCAGTTTCGAGGAATGCCATAGTAAAACTTAGTAGTCTTTCTCGTCTGCCATCCGCATAAATTCAGACTGAACTGTTGGGTGCATTTGCTTCTTTGGTGCCATAACTTCGTATGGACCTTCGCGCTTAACCATGCCAGCAAAGTCTTCCATCTTGCCACGCATAAGCTTGCTTTCTGCGGCAGGATTTAGATCACCCTGCATAATTTTCATTTTGTCATTAAATTCCATTGTAGTGTTCCTTATCTTTGTTGTTGTCGTTGTTCCATCAGCTTTTGCATCTGGTTTCTAAACGCCATGCTACGTTCTAGGTCTTCTTGCATGGCCGCTCCCTGTTTCAACGGCTTTTCTCGTTGTGCTACAAGTTCTTCGTAATCTTGAGCCATACGAAGAGGAGATTCACTACGATACATTTGCAACCGCTGTGCCGTTGGATCACCTCCTTTAATCAACTCGTCTAATTTTTGTCGATCAATATTGCCAGCCTCATCCTGAAGCTGAACAGCTAAGTCTCGTAATTCTCGTGCCTCACCTAAACCAATATTTTCTGGGGATAAACCAACAGGTGTTGGCTCCATTACATATTGAAGTGCTTCTGCGCCTTTAGCCGCAAAACCAGCAGCACCGCCCGCAAGAACAGGTAAAGCACCTTTAAGTAATTTTCCACGATTTTTCATAAAAGCTTCAACAAGCTGCTGTGGAATTTCTTTAAAAGGTTTGCCTGCTAGTTTTTCAAGTGCCTCCTGTTCTGCTTTTGTAGCAGCAGTCGAGGTTCTTTCTCGACTTTCTTTAAGAACCATGTCAATTGCTTCACGAGCAGTTACAGTTTCTTTAGCAGTTTCTTCAGATACTTTTTTACCCTTGCTTTCTAAAAACTCCCGCGCTTGTTTAGCTAAACTTAGTTCCGGCTCTGTTGTTGGAGGAAGAACAGATTTTTCAGGAACATCCGGGGGTATGCCTTTTCTTTTTTTAGGTGCTTTTGGGGTTTTTGGTGGCGCAAGTTGTGGTAAGCTAGATGTTAATGCTTCCGCAGGTGTCTGTCCTGTTTTTACTAAATTGATGATGTCATCCATCTTATCAGTAAAATCCCAAGTATTTATAGTATTTCTACCAACCTTTTTAGTGCCTTTTTTTACAAGACCCAACGATTCAAAGGCTCTAAGGCTAGAGTTCGCAGTTAGAGTTTTATTGCTTTCATCTCCATAGGGAATTCTAATTCCTTCTAGTTTTGCAAAACGATCAATAAGCCCGGTAGCCAATTTACGAGTAGGCTTTAAAATAGCCGCATCTTCTGGGATATTTTTAAAATCTTGCGCGTAGGTGTTAACAATACTTTCAAGAATACCACGAAAAGGGTCTGTTGGATCAGAAAGATCAATTGTAAACCCTGTAGTAATATTTTTACCTTTAGCCATGACTAATATCCAAACACAATATCACGAGGCTCGGGCATAGTATCCCTTACTCTATGTGCCCATGAATTGTAATTAATGTTGTTAATTTGCCGTGTCATGCACATGTACCTTAATGCGTCATAGGCGTGATCTTCAGATTTAGTATCGACGTCTTCGCTGTTAGTTTTAGATAAGGGGATTGCTGGTAGCGTTCGTACAAGATTAGTACACGTTGAGAAGATTTTAATACGTGGTTCGCCAGTTTCTGGGTTGCATTGTAATCGTTTGTGTACTTCAAGCTTACCTGCGATCCTATCCGAGTTAGAAGGGAGCCAGCGGATTCCTTTTGTAATCATAGTTTGAGCAACAGAAGGTGCGCCTGCTACTTTGTTCCAGCATGATTTGTCAAGGACTGCGGTGTACATCGAGGGGTCCATAGCTTCTGCTTCATAAATAGCATCGGCCAGAGCATCCGCTGTAAGCCTCTTAGCATACAGTTCCCGATAAATCCATATATTACCATCATGATCCACAGCACCCCAAAGAACACAAGAGGGGCTACTAAAGCCGTAGTCAGCAGCACGAAAGCGAGGCCAACCACGAGGTATCTCAAAGGGGTCGCACACATGAAGGTAACGATTAAATTCTGCAAACGCCGCACCTTCTGCAACATCCCAGTCTCCTTCAAGTAACCTTCTGCGTTCTACTTCCGGCAACGACAACAGCATAGCTTCGTATTCGCCAGATGCCATTAAGTAAGGGTTGTCGGTAAGTCTTGCAGGAACAAACTTCCTGTAAAATAGCGGCTGCCCTTCTTTTAGATGGTTTTTTGGATACAGAAGAGGTTTACCTGTTTCCATATCGCAAGCAGCAAATGGGGTGTTTGGTGTTTCTGGATCAATAAACATTTTCTTGATCCACCACCCGCCAACACCGCCGGGGTTAGCAGAAGCCCTCATGTACGTTTCAATCGACTGATCTGTTGTACGAAGGCGAGAGCGCAGGTAGTCCCAAACGTAGGGTGTTGGGTAGTGCCCCAACTCATCCACACCAATCCAAGAAAAAGCCTGACCTTGGTAGCGTGTTACGTCTTGGTCCTTATCCACATAGGATAATAGAATTGTTGCACCGGACGGAAATACCCAAAGGTTTTTGCTTTCACGATAATAGGCAGAAGGAAAAGCCTTTGGGTACAACTTTTTGGATTGGTCAATCAGTTCAGCAAGTTCACCGAGAGTTCTACGCAACAACAGCCCACGAAAGTTTTTATTGTCGGCGTAGCGGAGGGGATCAACCAGTAATGCGTAGCTTTTGCCGCCGCCTGCCGCACCACCGTACAAAACTTCTTTTTCTGGAGAGGCAAGAAACTCTGTTTGGGGTCCGGGGTTTGGTGAAAAGATTAGTTCCTGTTCACCCTGTTCAATTGCTTCACGGACTTGCTTGGGTACAGAATCAAGAAAATCCTCGTCTGTTACTCCACCATTTTCAAGTAAGTCAACTGTTTTGGCGTGTTTGCGCTTTTTCTTTTCTGCGCTATCTCTAGCCTTTTGAGCAGCAATTTTCTTTTTTTCTGCCTCATTCACAGCATCCCGCAGTTTTTTCTTGGCTATCTGTTTAGCCTTTACTGCACGACTTACATGGTAGTTTCCCTTTTCACCGGGAGCAAGCTTTGGTCTACCCGCCATTTTCAGTATGAATGTGCCTGTCGGTAGGTGTTACATCAACCATCGGTTTCTTTCCGGGCAACAGCACAATCCCATGTTTGATTTCGCCTGTTACATCGAGTTGTTGTCGCTTGGTGATGCCAATCCTATCCAGAATGTCTCCAGCAGCTTTATACCGCAATTCTAGGCGATTAACAGGCACATCCATGTTGTTACCTAGGTTCATGGTATCTACGATGTTCTGTGCTGCCTCAATTGCAGCACCATTCAGAAGCATTCGTGTGCGCTCTTGAATTTCATCTTTAAGAGCAGCAAGAACATCTTTTCGGCTGTGGGGGCTATATCCAGCGTCCCGCAATGATGCCGCTACATTACCGTGGTTATCAAATAACGCTTCAAGAAACTTTTCTTGTTTTTCGGTAAGATTTTTTTTAATAAGTCCTTCGGCCATGCGTAAACTACTGAGTTGTTACTTGATTATAAATCAATTTCTGATTGTTAATATACACTATTTTGTTGCTCCTTTGTATGGAACTCACTAAGACCCTTCAAATATACTGTTATGTTGTTGGGAAGGCGTTGAGTGTGCATAGCAAAGGAGAAACACCGCACAAATAAAAGTAGCGTATGTATCTATTATAATGCTATCTGGGGTGTTTGTCAAGTAAAAAAGTAAAAAAAACCAAAAAAAATTTTTAACTTTGCTGTTTTTGGCTGCTTTCTGCCGATTTTTATTGTTTCTGGGCTACAAGGCTAAAAATAGTGTTTTTGGTTGTGGTGTTGTTGCGCTGTTCGCTGTTTGGGTGTGCTAATAAATGGCTAAAAACAAAGAAAAAATAAAAAAATTTGTGCTGTTGTTGTTTTTCCCTTGACAAAACCTCTGTGGGGGTGTATAATATATTTATGTTTGCCGCAGGTAAACATACTATACCCCAGTATTGTGTATTATGTCAGGTTTGTCAGCCTACATAAGAACACCTCAGAACACCTCACAGGCAATCCTGTGGGGTTTTTTATTGTCTGTTTTCTACCTAATGACAGCACAATTCTAACTATCTGGTGTATCTAGAAGCACAGCACAACTATTAGTATAAATGCTTAAAAAAATAAAATTTTGAGCAGCTGGGTGTATAGACGTATGGGTAGGGCGTGGTGGCCCTAGCCAACCCCCCTCGAAAAATACTTATTTTTCAATAAGTTATAATGTGACAAATAAGCAACATATTGTCGCATAATATATACAATGGAAAGCGAATTTTTGGCGGATTCGCTGGGGATATAGTTGGCTGTTTTTGAGGCCATATCCCCCCCTTGTAGGGTGGTGTCCCTTCCTAAAATTGCGCTGTTATGTTTCCCCACGCATGCACACGCGTATTAGCCCGAGCTACAAAATTCTAAGCACCAACCGATTGTATTTTTTGCTGCCATTGGGTGCTGTTATGTACAGCCATTAGCACATCCCCCTTGCGCCAATAATCGTTCCCCTGCAAAGACATAGGGTAATAAGCAGGCTTGCCCGGTGTGTAGACGGCAGGCACCCCCAAACACCACAGAACAGCCCAGCCAACAGCCCAAAAAAAAGACCCCCCGGCAGTACCGGGAGGCCATAAGTTGGAGGGAGAGGTAGGGAGAGGTAGAGAGGCTAGGCAGCCATTGCGAACTGGGGCAAAGCCTTGATTGCCCGCCCTGCCCAGTCTTCACGCTGGGGACGGGTGCGGGCGTCAATCTCGCGTTCAGTCTTGGCACCCCGTGCCGCGTAGTCAGTTAACACCGCAGCGAAGTCGTACCACGTATTGTCATGTTCGCGGCGGTACTCGGCCCAGTTGGCGTGGAGATGTTCGGCCAATGCGCGAACCTTGACCGGGGCCTTTTGGCTGTTCTCGCCTGCAAGGCTGTTGTTCAGGAAATCCAACGTATGCGCCTCGACCTTGACGGGCATGGCGGTTAATTCCTTGAGGCCATCGGTGAACATCTCAAATTCACCCAAGGCGTTCTTGGTCATCTCAATCATGTTTTCGTATTGCTCTTCCGCCTTGAGCGCCATGACACGCTCGTCATGTTTGGTCATCTCTTTACGTGGGCGGCCCCGGTGCCGGTTGTATACCTTGAACACCTCATCGCCCGTCGTGCAGGTGTTGGCACAAACCCACTGATAGAAGCCCGCCCGCAGTAGGTAGGCACTAGAGCCGTCCACGCTATCCCATTCAAGGAAGCGCAGCGCCACGGTGTCATCGTCCCGCATCGTGCGGTTATAGGCGGGCAGCACAACTTGCCGGAAAGCCCGAGCGCCGCCATTGCTCCAATCATAGGACACAAGCTTATTGGACAGGTCTAGCCCGCTATCGGCCAGAATGTTGTCAAAGCTTGTCCACCGCTCTTGGTACGGCACAAAGGCATAAGTAGGCGCAATGTGAGGGTTCAAGATTTGGCCAGTACTTTCCTCGCGGATATACCGCGCCTCGGCAGGCTGGCCATCGGCAAACTGGTAAGCTTCAACAATGGGCCGGAACTGATCAGCGCGGGCGTCGCCGTTCATGCGGGCGAACTTATCCGCCTGCGCCTCGTTGTGATCCATCGCCGTGAACGTGTCGATGTTATTGACCATGATTGTATTTCCTCAATTTAAAACCGGGCAATATCGCCCACAAACCGATTACTACAGCAAACCGATTAACACCACAAGCACAATCAACAGCAATGCCAACCGGGTTGCAGCCAACAGCCCATCTAGCATGAGGGCACACGCACCACAAAACCACTAGTGTCATGCTTGGCCTTGCCCTTTGCCTTGAGGCCAACAACGCACGGGCTAGGGTCAAGAAAGCGCAGATCATGGGTATCGCCGTCAATAACAGGGTAACCGTAGAAGGTATCTGGCATGCCGCCATCAAACACCGCAGCGACATTGCCGCCAAGCGACAACACATCTAAGCAGGCGGTTGCATTATTGCCGGACCAAGAAAAGGTCAGGTGGTAATTATTGGGTAATTTTCCAGAAAAATACAATTTCATCCTATTGTAGTCTTTCGTGTAGTCGTAAAATTGTGCTGTTGGATTATTCCGCGCCAATGAAATGCCTAGCCCTAAATCACTTGTGCCATCAAGCCGGAACACCGGCACGGCGGCGGGCTTGGCATTACGTATCGCGGCCTTGATTTCCAAATCTAGGTTGGCGCGGAACAAAAGCGGACTATTCCAAAAATATCTAGTTTTTAACATCCTAGCATTCTGGACTGACTCCATTTGTCCGCGCCCGCAATTATCTAAGCACGTATCAAAACAACCCACGCTTCTATTTTTGCAGACTTCGCGCCCGCTCTTGTCACCGCTCGACAGGTAGAGGACATATGTCTTGTAGCCAAGCGGCTCGCCCTTAGTTGTTTTGGCATTCTGGGTATTGAATAGGGGCATTTAGGTTTGTTTCCTTTCGTGGGGTGGTAGGGGGCTTGGCGGCTATGCGCTCGGCGGTCGCCCTCGCTTCGCCGAGCGTCTTGGTGAAGTATTCGGCGCGGTTGGGTGCGTAAAAGTACCATCCGTCACCCTCCCATCGGGACCATCCGCGCTGTATGCGATACTCATGACCGTTGATCGTTGCGACGTATGAGTGGACACGCTCCGTAGTGCCGTTAGTGAACCGCTCGACGCTAGTTTCCCTCTTCCACAGTATTCTCGGACGCTTGTTGGTCATGTCGGCTAATCCCCATTAAAATATGATGTTACTACTTTATTAATCCGGTACTCTTCGGAAATACCAGCAGCCGTTAATTGCTCAATATATTTTTGCAATGTTGTTTCGTAATCTGATTTAAACAGAGGAATATATCGGCCATACTTTTTGTAGGACAATTCAAAATGGTACCTCATTGGACAAATACCCATTTAATTGGTTGTACACGATAACGACTATACTACAGACAGTCGCGCCATACTATGCGACATAATGTCGCACCTATATATGGATAGAGCCATGCAGCGAAGCGAGGAACTGCTGCCCGGGTCGTCGTCGAACGGCGACAATATACACATGTAGCCGAAAGACGACAAGTGCAAACAGGACATTTCCACCTACTCGCAGAATTATGGTTTACAAAATTATTTGTCTTTATGGTTTACAAAATTATTTGGCTTTATGGTTTACAAAATTCATCGCGCCCATCAATCCGGCGATAGTTTACTGGATCATTAGTCTCTTCAACATCTACGTCCACTGGAACTGTCCAAACCATGAACCGGGCAAATGCGCTCTCGTGCGCCTCTTTTTGTGTGGCAAAGACTTGGGCGTTGCGTCCGCGCTCCCCACCCGGAAGAATAAATACTGGCCTGTATCCCATTATGTGTTGCTCCACCATTCAGGTTGCTGACTGTAATTCCAGCGGGCAAACCCCGCCTTCTCACCCCTCAAATATGCTCGATACGCCAACGTGGTGTCAAGCTGTTTGTACTGTTCTGGCATACATTGCGGTGGATCACTAAAAACACCTTGGGAAATACTACGGGGCGGGTATTTCAAACACGACAGAAGAAAACTAGATTTGTGTACTTTTTTGTACCTATTTTTATATTCATTTAACAGCGCAACAAAATACTTGAACAGCCAATTGTAATTCTCTGCATTGTCTCGTGCCCAAACAGCGCAGGGATGGTTCTTATGTGTTGCTCTGTACATCCCATGCTCATCAGCCGCTTCATTCCCGTCCAACAGTCGGTGTGCTGTACACAATAATTGCGCTGTTTCTAGGATCATCTTGACACAATGTTTGTCGCAGGCATCTTGTGCTGCAACATATGGATTATTGCTTGAGTAGAATATATTCATTAACCCCAGTCCTTTTTATCTCCACGTTCTTCATTCCAATCATATCCAGCAATGTAATCATTGTATTCTACACTACCTTGCTGTGGAATGACCTCATCAGACAAATAAGTTGCTCCCTTAAAATAATGAGGGCGTAGGCCGCGTCCATAATAACTATCGGCTGCGCCCCTGTCAAACGGACCCCCGTGGCGGTAGTTATAACTTTTGCCCCTAAATTCAATAAATTCTTTCATCATTCTTCATTTCCCAACACCACAATCATGTGAAGGATACGCTCAATGTCTCTGCGAATAAATGTCTGTCCTGTTTTTGTCAATGGGTAATCATCTGCAAACAGCTTATCCAAGAGTTTAATATGCTCCTCTAATTCTCTGATAATTAACTGTTTATTTGTTTGCATTCTATTTCTCCAGCAACATGTCTTTGTAGATGATGGTGTCTTTGGCGTTAATATATAAGAACCTGTCCCATCCTGTGTCAATGATTTCTTTCGCCCTGTCCAGTGCCTCAATTAAAGTAGTCAAGCCGGAAAACCGTATTATTTCATCACAAACGTGATCTCCAAACACCATGATTTCTTCAATGTATATTTCTTCGTTTCCTTTTTTATGCTGGGCTATGGAAATAGTATGATCTTTATATTTAACAATTATATTGTTAAAATTTATTGTTTCCATAATTACAGTCTTTCATATTTATTTGTGCTTACAGAATAGTACACATTACTTAAACCACATTCTTTTATGTAGTACTGACAAACATCACAGGGTTTTGCGTAACGTATGTCGCTACGCCTACCCAATCGAAGAACATATAAATCCATGTCTGCGATGTTGTCAAGCCCCGCTCGAAACATTGCATGTGTCTCCGCGTGGAGACATGGGTAGGCTGTAATCTTTGCAAGCCGAGTGTGTGTTTTGTAACTATTATATCCAGCCGATACGATGTGTGGTCCATTGACCACAACAGCGCCAAGCCTAAACTTTCCTCGGCCTACCCCGCTTGCGGACAGGGCTGCCGTCCTCGCATGATCGAAGCCCTTGATTGTCAGTATGTCCATCGACCCAATACCAACTATCGTTAAACCGTGTCACCCACAGCCCTTGCAATGTCTTTGATATTATCTTTATCAACTCTGGCTTGTTGTTCCCTTTTCCCATTTTCAGTAACCTCACGAAGAATTTGCATAATAGGGTCTACGCTTGCCCAAGGAAGGGCACTCATTCGTCTGATAAGCATATTAATTTGTACGTCGGTAATTTTATATTCAACCATAATTTATCTCCTGACTTGATCCATGCCAGCCTGACATAAATACGTCCAACTGATGGGAAACTCAACAGCGCAGTGATCACTGATACG